CCTGACATAGCACTAACGGAATCTAATGATTGCCCCGTTAAGATACTGATCAGGTTAATGTCGCGGTCTAGTAAGTCCACCGCGTCGGTAGTGTCCATGTCCAACAGCGCCATGATCTCAGGCATCTGTCGGGCTTTTACGTTACTCCAATCCATACCCGTAAAGACGGAGAAAAGGGGTTTCGTGGATTAAGATTTACTATCCAGATAAACGTTTTGACAGCTTATTGATGCCGTAGCCATAAAGTGCATATACGTCTTACTTCGCGGGTCGGATAGTTCCTGCTTTATTTTTGCACAATACAATTTTAATGCATTGTCAATGCCCTCATCACCTGATGCCCATGCAGCCCCGTAGTCGGATTCTACCTCAATTACTATTCTATGTTTGCGTTTCATGTGACAAATATAAAAGAAATTAAAAGTGAACGCTAACCGCCTGAACAATCGGATTCTTTAACGAATGCCATGCAATAGCCGTAGCCATTATGCCGTCATCGTGAAAACCGTATGGCGCTCCGTACTTTACCGTTCTGCTTTTGGCGTTGTATTCAAACGTAAACACGTCAAACTCCTTTTGTAGCCAGTCAACGGGCTGAAAGGTAGCCTCAGACTGCTGAGTACCTACTGCCAAAGATTCAATAGCGTCGTTCTTGCTTTTAGCCGTTGTGACAAACGGATTGATATTACGGGGCTTTGAAACCTTTCCGCGTATCTGTTCAAGTATCGCATCCCCGATACTATTAACCTCGACTAGGGTAATCGCGTTGTATTCGTCGATCTTCTTTGCAATCTTGGATGTGATGTTGTGCCAAGTGTCATGTCTCCATCGGTCTATGAATACCTGATTGCCTTTTTCGTTGAATATAGACAACACCGAGTAATCGTCAGCCCTTCCCAAGTCCACACCTGCGTAATATCTGATCCCTCCCGTGACGTTGCTGTAAACGGGCGTAAAGATACCCGAACCGCCATCTATGAACTCCGCAAGGTATTCCTGCCTAAATACGTGATCGGGTAACGTAGCCCGTGCGTCATTGATTTCCTGCGGATTGATTAACGGATTATCATACGAAGTCATGGTAAACGACTTGTACTGAGTGTTCACCCCGTTCAGATTGTATAGCGTGTAAAAGTGGTTTTTACCCTTTGGTGTACTGATCAGCAACACTTTCTTTCCTTTCACTAGCACCGTAGCCCGTAGTACCTCCGTCCATGCCTCTTCGTCCATAAAGGCGAACTCGTCACAGACTAGGTAATCGAAAGTAAACCCTCGGATATTGTCGTAACGTTCCGCGCTAAAGAACTGCAATGAAGACTTCCCGATCTTTATAGTCAGTTCCGTTGCGTTGGTCTGCATTATGCCGTAATCGGCAAAAGCCTGAACCATTTCCTCGAATACTTTCTTACTCTGCTTATAAACGGGAGAAACCCAAGCGCACTTACACCCGTCATGATTGAACATCCAATAAAACAGTTGGTTCATCGCCAACATCGTTTTACCAAACTGTCGACCAATGTTCAGGACGTAATACTTACAGGGATCATTGTTTATCGCCTGATGTATCTTCTGTTGGTTGCTGTGCGGATTGTAAAGTGTTACCGAAAGACGCTGTGACATTGGTTAGTGTTTGGTGCTGTGTTGTTTCGTCCTTCCAACCGTGCTTATTCTTTAATTTGAATATCGCCCCTTGTGTTGAACCTGCCCACATCAGTTTCTTTTCCGTGTCGCCCTCCATGATTGATTCGAGGATATATATAGCGTTAGAAAATTCGGGGTTATGTTTGTATTCTGAGTATGATGTACGGTTATGAAACCCAAGAAAAAGCCTCATATCAGCTTCTGCGTATTTACCCTTATAGACATCGTCTGCCCATTCAAAATAACGCATACCTGCTTCAATTAGTTCTTCGGGTGTGTTCCAAATTCTAGGTCTTCCTACGTTTTTTTTAACGTAAGACCAGATATTGCGTTCCGTGAACCTTCCCTTTTCGTCGCGTCCTTCGTTAGCTTCCATAATTAATAGTGTCTAGTCCATTCGCCATTCTTAACGGCTTGCTCATATTGGTCTAAAAAGTCATTCATTAGTGAATACATACGGGAAATGCACCCTCCGCATGAAAGGTTAACTACTTCCCCGTATCTTTCGAGCATTATACGTGCCATGATGTTACGGGGTTGCCTTGACACCTCCGTACCTGTTGTTCGATACTTTCGGATAACCTCGATATGCGGTCTAAGGTCGTTGTAGTCGTTATCGGTTAAGACGGTCATCTACTGATTTAATTAGTACCGCGATCAAAGACGAAGTAAATCCCACGCCTAGCGATTCGGGGAGGTTAAAGTTAGAATAAATTAATGAAGAAACAAAGCCTGTCCAGAAAGAAAGGCACAGACCGCACGTGAAAGGTTTGAGGCTGTACGGTTTCGGGTTCTTGAATCCCATGTTGTACATCTTCCAGTCGTATGTGTGGTAGCCTTTGGACAATAGCCATTGGGCGAAGTTCTGCGGAATCTTCGAGGCTTCGGCAAAGACGTACCCGAAGGCAGCGGAGAAAATGATTATTTCAGTCATGCTTCAAAGGTTGTTACGTCGTACTTGTTACTTAATGCGGTAGCCCATGCGCCATTGGTTTCGTAATCCTTTCGGTACTTGTAAAGGTCAAAGTATTGCCGCATCTGATAGCCGTGATCCGCTGCTGGTTCGGTGTCGTGTACGATCAGAATCGCGTCGGTCTGGGCATATTTCTTAACGTCCTCTTTGCGTCTTTCTCCCGATGCGTGATCAATCAATACCACCGCTGCGGACTTATCAAACGCCATGTTCCAATCTGTTACCACGCTGATCACGTGCTTGTTGGTTTTTAGGTGCTGAAACTTGTCCGCCCATTCCTGATCAGATTCAAAGGAATGTAGTAACCGTTTCCGCGATTTGCAATAGTCATGCAGTAGTTTCGTGCTACCGTCACCCATGCCATACTCTAAGACTAGCCCCGTTTTTGTCATTTCGAGGGCTTGAAATAGGAAAGGGCGGTAGCTGTTCCAGTTGTTGTCGTATTTGAATAAGTGCTTCATTTGATTCGGTTATAATAGTCTTTCATCCACGATGCGGACGTTCCAAAGGTTGATTCAATTAAGTTGTACACTCGCTCAAAGTTATTGCCATCCGTCAAAGGTCGCAACATATGGCTGTCAATCTTACAAGTTACAGGATTATTCCAGTTGTACCGATCCACGCGCCCTAGCGGCATTCCTGTGCGTTCTAAGCCACGATCTATAAAGGTACAGCGGTTATATCCGTAAGCCTTTAATCGCTCTGTGATGTAGTCCTGATCAACCTGCCACCATTCTTCCCATTTATCGGAGTGTAGTTTTGGTTGTGATTGTATTCCGCGTCCTAGTGTCGGATGCACTATCTCTGACCATTTCTCCGCACTCATGGCGATGTAACAAATCGGTACGTGTCCGTGCCCTGTCAGGTCATGCCCGTATATCGTCACTTCGTCGGCTTTCGGTTGCCAGTAATCGGATAAAGGTATCATGTCAATATCGCCCGTCATTACAATTCCTTTGGGGTCAAAGTGTACCACCTGCTTCCATCCCCATAGGCGCATGATCTGAGCGTATGAAGCGGAACGGATGCCGATGTTATCGGGTGGCACTAGGGTAATAGGCTGCCATCCTATCTGCTGCCAACACCATTCTGTGATGGGTCGGAACTGCGAATAGGTAGGGTTATCGTCGTGTGATAAAACTATGTAGCCTTTCATAGATGCCAGTAAAAGATATTCGGGTGACGCTTCTCAAATTCGGTGTGGTGCGGTTGTTGGTATCGGCTCAAAAATCTCACCATTTCCATTTCTATTACGCCCGCTGAGCCGATATATCGCTGCACAAGGTCGGATTCCCAACGCGGATCGGTGTCGGGCTGTGGTTCGCGGTTGGTCAGTACGGAGTGATAGAAGGAATGTTTCGCGTGTGGATATATGTTGTTCATTATCCAATCCTGATCTGATCCGTGACGGCTAAAATCTCCCGACGGTGTCAGGTTCAGTTTGCGGTATGCTTCGGGTTTGAATCCGATCATACCTCCCATCATTGGTATTGAGTGTGCAGGGTTGTCGTTGATGCCGTGCCAGTCTTTTCCTGATTCCTCCCACTTGCGTATCTCTTTGACTTCGCGCCATGTTATCGCGCTGTCAGCGTCGCGGCAAAGTACGTGCGTTGCTGATTCAGATGCAATGTTAAACCGCTCAAGCATCTTTCCGCATCTTTGAGTGTTTCTTAACTCATTAAACATTACGCCAAATGTTAAATGCAAGTCCTTTGTATATTCTTGAATTGTGCCGCTTTCCATTCCTACAACCATCCGATAATCGGGCAGCATGATTTCAATAAGCCGAGCGTTGAAGTACAGACCCCGTAGATACCAGTTGAATAACTTTGGGTCGTCTTTGTAAATGACGTAGCTTACGTATTTCATGCCGCAAAGTTAATTAAATTTATATTCCATTCACCTTCGTCCGAAACAAATAATTGTAAAATGGCTTATCAATATGATACTCAGATTGTAATAGATTCTGACGCGCGATTTCCTCTGACCACTTGCCATCCTCACCAAAGTTCTGATCAACAAATCTCACGTGCTTAACCTTGTCAATCTTCACCCAATTCAAATGGTTCGGGTTGCGGTAGTAATACTGACTATCCTCATACCAATGCGTGTATTTCAGAGAATGAATGAATATGTGCTTACGCGGATCAACAACACCGTTAACGGAATAGATGCCACGCAATGAATTACAGTCAAAGCCCTGACGCGCTCCCTCAATGTTAAGGTCGATATAGTCAGGTGTTACCGTATCGTCATCATCAATAAACGCCCGATGGGTAGCTTTCGTCATCAAAGCCCAGTCCATTAGTTTGTTTCGTTTCGCTCCGATTGACATTTCCCGATTGTCCTTTAAGATCAGCGCCACCACTTCCCCGTTGTACTTCTTCAACTGAAACCTTAGTGAACGAATAAGGCGCATCAGGTAGGTCTCCCTCCCCTCTATTGTAGGGATCAAAAGGCACACACGCGGGGTTACTTTCATAGAAGAGATTTCGTCTTCGCTGAAAATAAAGAGCCTCGTCGTGGCTAGAGTGTCGTGCATTATTGCGGTAGAGTTGATCGGAGGGTATTCTGACATTGGCAGGGTGTATATGGTTAAAGTAAATCTCTTTGAAATAGTGGTAACGTCCGCGCATGATAGAAACTAGCATAGCCTCCGCGTCGCAACTGAAAGAACGGTACTTAGGGAAGTAAATATAGCCGTCACGTTCGTAATAGTCACGCCCGATTATTGACATCGTGGTAAGGCGTTCGTGTACATAGCCGTCGTTAAAGTGTGCAAAGAAGTCGGTAGTATCTCCGAATGTCCATTGTATGTGTTCAATCATACGGTCACCCCACCCGTTGACGGTGAAATACATATCGTCGCTCATATTGACTAGCATCTGCCAGTCGCTAGGCGCTTTGTCCATGTCCGCGTTGATGGCTTGTATCTTACTCTGATTGTCACCTTTGCAGATCAGCATATTCGGAATGATGCGGTACGCCTTTTGCATCAGTTCGTCATCCATGCTACCGTCCGTCGTGTCCGCTGATACCAATACGAAATACTCCGCATAGCCTAT